AAGGCGTCAGCCTCGTCCGTAGTCCGGTTGTGGAGCTTGTCGTTGAGGGTCGCCAGGTCGTTGTCGTCAGGGTCGAACTCGATCATGTCGTCGTCGAGAGCGATCTCCCCGCTCGACACATCGAGCGTCCTCTTGACCGTGTTGAAGTGCCACCCCTTCGAGAGGACCTCTCGGGTCACTCGGTCCAGGTGGTTGCGAACAGCGTCCACTTCCGGATCCTCCTGCTGCCCGTCGTCCGGGGCGCTGGTGATCGGGTCCCGACCCGTCTTGATGAGGACGGCGTTGATCGCCTCCAACCAAGTGGTTCGGTTTTCGGGATTGAAGTCTAGGGACACTGTAGGTGTTTGATGAGGGAGGCCCTCCTAAGAGAGCCTCCCAGGGGATCAGGCAGTACCCGAGTTCGGGCTGGTCCAGGTGGACGGAAGCGCGTCCAGGTAGATGGCACCGCAGGCTTCGGGGCGAAGCTCCTTCATGCCGCCGACCCAGTAGGAGTTGACCATCGTTCCCATCCGCTCCGGGATGTAGGCCGACTCACCACCGAAACCACCGCCGAGGCGGACCTCAGCAAGGGCGTCACGGGTAGCGAAGAGGGCCTTGAGGCCCGTCGCATCCACCGTGTACTTGTTACCCGAGGAACCGCCGACAGCACCCGTCGGGTGCGTGTACTGGGTGTTCGGGAGGTTGGTGGTCTTGACGATGCGGAAGCCGTGGCAGTACGGGATCATCGCACGAGCCTTCGACCCCTCGCCCGCGAAGTCACGGTCGATGTAGTCGTCCAGCTTGTCCAGGATGAAGTGGTACACCTGCGGGTTGACGAACATCACGCGCCCGTCGTCCGGGACATCGTTCTCGTCAAACCGCTCCGCCATCAGCGCGATACCGGCCTGGGTCAGGGACCCGTCGGTGTCGGCAGAGTCGGCGAAGTCGTCCACCTTGAAAGCGGTGGCGTTCGCCTTGAGACCGCTGACGAAGGTGTTGACCTCCGTACCCGAGCTACCACCGTCGATCCGGTGGGCGCCACGAGTGATGCAGATCATGCGGTGGAGGTCCACCGTACGAGCCAGTTCCTGACCCGACTGACGGCGCATCTCCGCCTGCGAATCGAAGTGCGTCAGGATCGAGTCCTGACGGTCCAGGAACGAGGGGGCGATCAGAGGACGGTCCACCTTGACGGTGACCTCCTGGGTCGGCAGGGTTTCGAGGTAGTCGGTGCTCTGACCGCTACCACCGGAGCCTTCCAAGATGTCCTCGCCTCGGATGAAGTATTCCGATCCCCGACGAGCCGTAACGACCCACTGGGCTTCGGTCAGACCTCCGCCGACGCCTTTGTAGTTGAACAGGCCTTCAGTCACCGAGCTTTGGAAGTACGCTCCGGCGACATCGCCCATCCAAACCTTGAGGCCGAGGGCCTCAGCATCCCCCGTGCTGTTAGCTTGAAGGGGGATGAAGTTAGTGCTGGCAATAGCCATGACTAGGTTGGGTTAGAAGTTGCGTTGGCGACTTCCTCCAACCGGGGGCAAATCAGGGGCGGTAGGCACTGGTCCTATCCGCTGTGATGAGAGTCCTCCTAGTTTGAGGGAGTCTCAACCTCCGAGGTCACGACGACCTTGGGGGTGTATTTCTTACCCGTCTCAGGGTCCGTCTTGAGGCCCTTCTTGTAGGCGCCCCAAGCGGCGGCAGCGGCAGCGAGAGTAGCTCCGATACCGGTGTAGAGAGGGTTGATCGGTTGGCTGGCGTTGTTCGCCCCCTGAGCGGTAGCGATACCAGCGTCGAGCTTGTCGTACGGGTCCCCAGGAGTTGGGTCCGCGACGCCGGGAGGAGGGCTACCGTCAGGAGTGGCGGGCTCCAAGAGCGAAGCGCACGAGACCAGCAGAAGCGGTAGAGCGAGTAGGAGAGGCTTCATCACTTCTTGTGGGCTCGGGTCGGGATGTCGAGGAAGTCGGCAAACGCAAGCGCAGCCTGGGCTCGCTCCTGCTCGTATTGCTCCCGGCTCCGGCCGGAAGACATACCTCGGCTGTCGTTGAGGATGTTCACCATGTCCTGAGGCCCGCTGATCTGAGGACCGGTCTGAGCCGGCCGAGCGGGACGCCCGTCGATCTGAGCCGAAGCATGGCCCGAGGCTCGGTAGCGGGCCAGGAGGTCCCTAGCAGCCGCTCGGCGGGCGTGCTCGTTCTTATCCATCGCGGCGCTGGTGTAGTAGTCCCGCTCCTCCTTGGACATCGTTGACTGAGCCCACTTCTGCACCTCAACGAACTCCTGCCCACCAGCCGTCTGCATGAAGTCCCGAACCGACTCGGTTCGGCGGTGGAGAGCACCAGCCTCCATGTCAGCGATCTCACCCTTGCTCAGACCACGGTCCTTGGCGAGCTTGCTCTTGAAGTGGTCGGTGAACTTCCCGTGCTTGAAGATTTGCTCCTCTACTTGCTCGGACCAGTCCGTCGCTTCTTCCGTCTCCTCAGCGGACAGATTGAAGCTCTCCGGGTCCACATCCACATCATCCCCTCCACCATCAGTGCTAGGCTGAGGATCAGTGTCGCCATCAGGGGCGGATTCTCCGGCGTCGGGGGACTCTTGCGGTTGGTTCTGGGCTTGCTCAAGAGCGGCCTTAGCAGCTTCGGCCTCCGCCATCGGGTCAGCGGAGGGCTCGACTTGGGTCGGGGTGTTTTCGGACATCAGATTGCTTGCGTGTTCTCAGGTGCCAGCTCGGTAGCCGATTTGACGAGCTGCGGCGCCGACTGCACAAGAGCCTGCTGCTGCGTCGCCTGGGCTTGGAGAGCCTGGACCTCCTCCTCGGATCGAATGAAATCAGGCCGGGGGAGTCCGACCTGAGTGAAGATGTACTGGAGCACCGCCCCAGGGTTGATGTACTGGACAGTCTGCTCCGGCGGCAGAACCGTGGCAGCGGTCTGCATGGCGTAGGCGAAACGCTGGAGGGCTTGACCTCGGGAGAGGATGTCGAGACCTGCCACGATCTTCGGAGTGACCGAGAGACCGGCTGCCTTGAGACCGTCGAAGAAGGACTTGTTCTCCGGGTTCTTGAGCAGCCTGGACAGGATGATCTTGACCAGAGGTTGCTGGAACTGCTCGGAGAGCTGACTGTAGAAGCCCCCGAGGCCCTGCTCTAGCTGGAGGGCCGTGGTCTGCACCTCGACCGCCGTCACCCGCTCTCCGTCACGGCGGACCCCCTCGAACATGAGGAACTGCCGTTGGAGGTCTCGCTTCTTCTCAGCGATCACCTGAGCGATCGAGCCAAGGGCGGTGAAGCCTTTGCTGTCCAGCGTGAGCCAGGACACATCCTCCTCCCGACCGGGGATCCCCTCCAGGTTCTCCGCTTCGAGGATGTCATCCAGCTCGGTCAGACCAGCCGGGTTGACCATAGGGTTGGCCCTAGCGGCTACTGCGGAGAGTTCGGCGAAGGCTCGGGACTCCTCGTTGAGGTAGTCCAGGTCGCCGATCAGCTCGTCACAGAAGGATCGGGGGTAGTTCTCTCCGTCCTGCCACTTGTAGCCGAGAACGATCCACGGGAGAGGCTTCTTACCGCTGTAGGTCTCCTCAGACCCAGGGAGGAAGACCGCGCCGTTGTGCTTGCCCTGGGAGGTCTCCGTCCGCTTCCCGCAGACGAACTGGTAGGACTTGTAGGAGCCGTCCTGCTGGCGCTCCAGGACCGTGTAGAGGGCCGCGTGGGGGTGGTCTCGGTCTGCGCCTAGCTCCTGGCTGAGGGCAGCCTGGACCTCCTCTGAGTCCTTGACCCCGAAGTGGTTGAACAGGTCCTCGACCGAGGGGGACTCTCGGACCACGAGGAAGGCGATGTTCCCCCGACCGTCTCGCCGGAAGCAATAGTTCTCGAACCGGTGGACTCGGGGGGTGTCCTTACGGAAGTCAAGGACGGCAGATCCCCCCACCAGGACCATCTGGAGAGCCTCGGGGAGACGGCTCCGGATCCGCAGAGCGTCGATCTCACGAAGCACCATCTGCTCCAGCTTCGACATCTCGGCGTCCACCGTAGCCCGATCATCCGGGCTGAGACGATCCAGGTCGATGTTCGGCTCCAGCCGGAAGAACGGGAAGTCCGTCGGCAGGAGGGTAAGTTGGAGGCTGCTGGAGAGGCTCCTGACCCCTTCCGCCCCGGTGCTCTGGTAAGGCACCGGGAGGCGGGCTCCCTGGGGGTTCCGATCGCGGGGGAAGAGGGCCGGGATGGTCAGCTCGGCACACTCCTCAGCGCGGCAGAGTTGCTGCTCGCGCTCCTGCGTCATCTCCACCCAGAGGGCGGTGGGGTTGTCGATCAACTAGGGAGGATGTTGTTGGTGGGGATCTCGAACACATCAAAGCCTTGGTTACGACTCGGGCTCGGAGTCGTCCGTCGGACGGCCTTAGCCGTCACCGCGTCCTCGCCCGGCGTCGGGGGCGGAGGAGGCGGGGTCGGGGGCTTGAGGTCGGGCTTTGACTGGTTAGCGACGACTGCGGCCCCTGCGGTGCTGACGAGAGCCCCGATGACTGGTGCGGCGAGGTGTCCCATTGTTTCTCTTGGATGGCTTTGAGCTTGTCCACAAGAGCAAGGCGAGCCTTGGCTTCCCAAAGCTCGCGCTCAGTGTCAGCTTCCTCAAGCTCCTTGAGGATCCTAGGCTCTAGCCACTCGACAAGCTCCCTGTTGACGGGAGGTAGGTTCGTGTCCATGACAGTTTTCATGTCCATGAGAGTTTTCATGCACATGAGTGAGGAGGTTGGCGAGTTTGGCCTACGCCTCCTATCGCAAGAGGCCAGGTAGAGGGTCCGGATTCACGGGCACCAGTGCCTCACCTGCTTCTCCTTCGGGTCCCAGTCCTCCCACCGAAGGATCCGGGCCAGCCGGGCCTGGGTCAAGGCATCGTACTCGTTCCCGAAGCACTCGACCACCTTCTCCCAGGTCAGCTCCCCGAGGGCCTCGACCTTCTTCGGGCCGAAGCCCCGGGCTCCAGGGTAGCCGTCGGTGGAGTCTCCTGTGAGGGTCTGGATCAGGTGGTTCTGGTCCGCCTGGCGCTCGGTGTAGGTCTCGATCTCCAGGGTGCTGGGATGCATGACCGAGCCGGGCACGGTAGCGAAGTCCTTATCCACGCCGACGATGACGGTCTCTTCGTTCGGACGGGTCTGGAGGATCCCAAGGATGTCGTCAGCTTCGAGGCGAGGCCAGGTGACGGTTTCGTAGTCCTCGGAGATGCGAGCGATGGCCTTGGAGAAGCCAAGAGGCTTGATGCCCTTCCGGTTGGCCTTGTAGGTCTCGGAGTAGTCTCGACGGAAACACTCTGAGGAGGGGCAGGAGAAGGCGATGAGGACCTCACCGGGGACCTTCTCCAGGTATCGGTCGATGGACTTGGAGACCTCACAGAGCACCTCTCCGAGGTCCACATGAGCCCAGACGATCTCGTCCTGCTGGATCAGCTCCGAGCGGCAGGATTCGAGGATGGGGTAGAGGAGCGCGTCCCCGTCGATCAGTAACTTCATCAGTGAGTCTCCTTCCAGCTCTTCCCTACCTTGTACTCAGCGTCCAACTT